AATCAGAAACAATTACGTGAGTCCTAGGTCCAAGAACTTCATTTACTTTCTCAAGTCTTTCGAAATTAGTAGCGTATCTGCCGCGACTGAATCCCCGGCTATTAGTAACTACATTACCACGACGAACCGCGCCGCGCATCGCTCTCGCACCATCTTTCAATTTAATCAATCTTAATGTATCGTGTGATTGCTGTATTCCCGGTGATGTTTCGCCGCGAGCTTCTCTGCTATAACGACCAATATATGCGCTTAATCTTGTTTTCTTGGAAACTTCGTTTACTGTTTCTTCATTCCAAAGATTTTCTTCTCTGTGAGTATCTATTACAAAATTAACAGCTTGACGTTTGTTTCTCAAGAAAATTGCAGTTCTTGTTGCATTGTAATCATCAAATTTAGTTTTATGATGTAGTCCGTGCCACGAACCATCATGTTTATCTTTGTGCACACTTCCGATTATTTTGCCTTTGTGAAAAACTTCATGATAGTTTTTCTTATCGTATCTTTTGGCTAATTTTTCATTTGGTTCAGCAGAAAATCCTGCACGAATTGTTTCATTTACTGTTTCTTCAGCTACTTTTTTTTTATTAGTACGATTGTAATACTCGTCAGCATGTACGTGAATTATGTTATTCTTTTGTGTATAGTTTGTGCTGTGTAGCCATGCTAGTGATTCTGCACGTTGTCTTGCGCGTACTGGATTTTCTGCGGGAAATTTATTTGTGCCTTTCGTTCCACGATGCAGATGAACTTCTATATCTTGAGTATCTTCGCTGCGTAACTTATGGCTCTTACGTGCATCTCGGACAGCCGCCGCACCAGCAGCTACAAATTCTGCACCATGAGGCTTTCTGCTACGAAAATATGATCGTGCACGATCCTTGAGTTGTTCGCGAGGCATACTCTGCTTTTTGCCACCGGGATATTTCTTTGTTCCAATTACACCAGCAACTTGACGCACCCACTTACGTTGTGCATCCATGCCCTCACCTTCGTTTACTACTTTCTGTTCTTGAATATCATCTAGAATATTAGACGCAATCTCAACCTTTCTCACATCCAAGGTATCAGAGATTTTACTCGATAGCAATGACGCAAAAGAAGCGGTTGCTTCTTCCTTATCATTAATGACCAAAGCATTCAGGAATTGGTTGGCTGACATTATACTATCCTTTTTTGGATTTATTAGAACTGTTGAGTCTTGTCGTTGCCACCGCGACCGCCGCCGCCACCAGCACCGCCACTAACCTTCTTCTTGTTACGGCTCTTTACTACACGCCACACAATAAGACCAACTACTGCTAGAACTACTAAAACAACTAATGTACCCATTTTTATCTCCCAAATTGATTGCCGGATATGCCGGATTTACTTGAACTATTTATGCTTTTTTACCTTTTGCAGCAGGATTGGAACCATTACCAGTAGGCGCTGGCTGAGAAGATGATAATACATCATCCTTAACCCCTTCCAATGCTGCAATTCGCATCATTTCTTCCTGTTCCTCGATCATTTCTACTTCCATTTCCTCAATTTCTTCTTCGGTCAGGTGCAGCACATTTTTGCGAACATAGGTCATTGAGTAGTAAATACCAACATATGGAGTTACTGCATTCAATAGATTGATGCGAGAACTCATCAATTCTGAGTCTTTTAACTCGGAGAAGTTGTTGTCTTCCAAGAAGTCATAATAGATGAATTCTTTTAATTGATCCCATTCTTCATAGGAAGCAATGCCCTTGAGTGCCAACTGACGCTTCATCAGTTCGTCAAACAGGGTAGAGAACTTGGCACGGATGCGCTCGACAAACTTGTTGAATCTTAGTTCGTCGCGGGTAATCTCATTGGAATGACCCAAGGTGAATCCCTGTTGTGGTTCCAAGCGTGAGATAGGAACATTCATGCTCTTGTAGAGCTTCTGTTCGAAATACTTTACGTCAGTCAATTCACCAAGATTCTGACCGGCTGGTAGAGTCTGGATTTCGGTAGACTTACCCTCACCACGACGCGGAATCCAGAAGTCTTCGATCATGGCTGTGAATTTACGATCATCCTTGACTTCACCAGTATTTGCATCATAGACAACCTTGTTACGGAACTTGGTCATGATATCATTCAAGTACTGTTCAGCCTTCTTGCTTGGCAAATTACCTACGTCAATATAGAATATGCGACGTTCTGGTGCGCGAGACAGGCGATAGATAACTACTGCATCTTCGATCATTCTTAGCTGGTTAAGAGGCTTGATTGCCTTGTGCAGATAGGACAGAACCATGTTGCGGCTCACATCCATCAAACCAGAATTGATATTTACTACTGCATCTTCGGCAATCTTAATGGCTGCGTCAACTGGTGACGACATAACCATATTACCAGCCGAAAGCGATTTGTCATTGTACACATAGAATTCAGCAGTAGATTTGACAAATTCGATACCAGTACGTGGGTCTTTTTCCTTGACAACGGTACGAACCTTACGAATCTTTCGTGGGTCCAAGTACACCAGACCATTGATACCGTTTTTTGGATTGGCATCATCAATCTGGACTTGATAGAACAAACGTCCATCCACGTACCAACGACGGAAGATATCATGACCGGCATTGTTGAAATTCAGTAGTCGCAGAACTTGTTTGAATTCTTCGCGAATCAGATTCTTGACTGATTCGGTTTGCTGCAATTCGTCCAGTACTATCTCGACCGAATTACCCTTTTCATCGTGAACAATTGCTTCGTTGACGATTTCATCAACAGCTTGTTCGACTTCTGGCTGCATTGCCATAGTACGATAACGAGAAATTAATTCGTTTTCGTTCTTGAATGCCGATTCTAAGTTAAGATAAGTTCCATAGTAACCACCAAGCGAACTTGCATTAATAGTTAATGCACCGTCATCGTCTTGTGGTGCTGCTATAGAAGGTGGTGCTGGCGGCGGCGCAGTATTCGCAGCCGCACGTTTGATTTCCCAACCAAATAATTGAATACCGCTTCTAACGTCTGCCATATTATTACTCCATATCGAAAGAAAGATTATTCATCTTTCTTTTCAAATCAAAATTACGCTGTAGGATTGGAACCGCTTTGATCCTCGGTAGTCCAATACTGGTAAGACAGCGTGATTGAATATTCTTCAATTGTATCATTCGAACCCCAATCCAGATCAATTGGAGAAATATCATTAGGGAACATACCAGTGAACTTGAACTTCTTGATTGGTGATCCGCCCTGCTTTGAATACTGATACACTTCTGCGTCAACAGCATACGATGTTCCCGGTGCAGCCGGTGAAGTGCTAATTGCACCCGGCTCACGAAGATTCGAAACGTTGCCGTTAATTCCGCGATGCCATCTTTCGAATGCATTGCGAATGACGAAGTTTTCATCATTAATTACTGTTACTGTCCAATCGGCAAAGGTACGATTTCCTGCTACCTTGACTTCGCGACCAAAGTAAGGAACTGTAATTGCACCAATTGTTGATCCCGGTAGTTGTGCACTCTTACACATGAATCGTGCTTGTGAACTGGCTAACGAGCCTAGTTCTACGAACTGTGGATATTGCAACACAACTTCGAAAAGATTAGGACGCGCACCATCGTATTGTAATGCTGTTCTGAACTGGTCTACATTAAATGTCATTTGTAATTACTCCTGTGAGCCTGTTATGGCTTATTTATCAGAACTTGCCAACGATTTCTTCAAAGGCAACACCAGTTCTTACCGCTACGAAGTTCAACTGTATGAAGTTAATGCTTCGGGCTGGCTTGACGTAGATATCACCGACGAATTCGTTACGGTCAATCACTTCGGCTGTGTTGTTGGTTCCGTCGCAAACTACGCGATAATCGTAGATACCACGACGACCCTGAACAGTTCTTAGGAATGGTTCAACCAAATTCACAAACTGTGCGCGGGTAAATTCATCATTGAATTCGAACAAGCTAGAACGTGCTGCCTTGGCAATCGACTTTTCAAGGACGATAAACAAGCGACGGACATTGATGCGATCAAATGCTGATGGACGACCCAAAAGTGTCTTGTCACCAAATAGTAAGGTGCCCTCGCCGGGGAACGAAACAACAGGGTTCACACCATTCTTGTATAGTTCATCGCGGTTAGCCTTAGTTGGGTTATATGCCAACTTGACCACATTCTTGATCTGTCCACGAACCAAACCGGCTGGTGAGAACCAAGGATCACGATCTGTATCTGTACGAGCGCATAGACCAGCAATGTCACCGTTCAATGGAATCCAACGATATACGTCATTGTACTTGTCGTACTGGTACTTCCAACCGGAATCCATTACTGTGTAAGATGAAGATACATTCGCTAGTGCATTGTTGCGATAGTTAATGACAGCAGTTGTTTGATCTGCGGCTTGTACGTTTGCAAGAGCAGGAGAAATAAAGGCTACACAATCCTTACGAGAACCAACAAGATTGCTGATTACATCGGTCACAACGGCTGGTGCGTGTGCGCCAGTCATGACTAGTTGAATATCAACGGATTCTGCATTCTTTAGTTTATCATAACCGAGAATGTTGTGAGCGTCGGTTAGTACCTGATCTGTTCCAAGAATGAACGAGAAATCTCTGAACGCAGCTTCGGTTCGCAAATCTGCGAACGCATAAGTTGCATTAGCAGCCAAATCCCAAGAATCGTCTTGGGTTGCTGCGTCTTCTGGCTGGTTTACAGCATAGACATACTTGGACTGACGATATAGAACATCCTGCCAATAAATGCTTTGACCTGATTCGTCGCGAGCATTGGTTGCCTTGGAGATATTTGAATACTTTTCAAGAATTGTATTAGCAGTTCCGGTGAACGAACCATCTTCGTCAACAACAACCATGTGGAATTGGTCATTAGCACCGGCAAAGAAATTGGATGCAATGTAATAGCTAGTTCCCGGCTTCTTGTCGAACAAGTAACCGTATTCCCATGTAGACAGTGCAGCAACCGTGTTTGCCCAAAAACTGACCTTAAGTGAGTTACCGATACCGCCCGGATAACGAGCTACGCAAACTGTGTTGGCAACATAAGGTGCTGGCAATCCGGCAACATACACATCTTCATTCTTGACTTGCATAAGATGATCGGACGAATTGATTGCCGTAACAGACTTTTGGTTAGCTGTTGCGTTATTGCTTGATGTATTAGCCGAACGTACTACACGAAGATCGCCTGCATACGCAAGGAAATTTGCTGCGGTGAAGAACGTTGAATATGAATTAGTCTTAGGCTTACCATATAGATTTGCAAGTTCAATTTCGCTTGAAACTTGACGAACTACTTCTACTGGTCCCCATTCGAACGGACCCGCAACGGCACCCGTAGATACGGATACAGCCGGAATCACCGTGGTTAGATCAACCTCAGAGGTATTTACGCCGGGAGATACTTGAAATGTCATTTGGGTCTACTCCTTAACAGGAACTTAGGAATCGCATTGATTATTTAGGTTTTTTTAGTTTCGAACAACGTCCCACACGGAACCGTCTTCAACAAATCTGTTTTCTTCGGTGCCGTCAACCATGATAGGTGGGGGTAGTGTCTCATCGTCAATCTTAGCCATTTGCTCACGATATAGCTTTTCCTTGATATTAGTATTACATAGATCAGCAAAAAATGTCTGATTCGTCATCCACGCAAACAGGACAAGACACATGACTAAATCATCGCTGCCGCCGTCGTCTGCCTCATAGCTATTCCTCTTATTTATGAAAGTGGAAAGTTCAGCAATAATGTGAAAATCTTGGAAAAGTAGCTGTTGTCCCTCAATCATTGACTTTACCAGAGAACAGCCGAGACGTTTTACGCTCTTTGTGGTACAGATGCCGCGCTCGCCTGCCTTGCCACCATATTGCCATGTCAAAATCACTTTCTTCTTAATATGCACCGTGGACAGGATGTTTTCATATTCGTAGTCATCGAACAGCGAATCCACCACCTGTTGCCCGTTATCATTAATTTCAACTAAAACGTAGGCTTCGTTGTACCATTTGCCCATCTTGGCAATGATAGACGGATAAGTAATCGGTGAGATGTTGTTGTCCTTATAGGTGCAAACTACCTGATACGGAATGACGGTTACATCTATTACCACAAAAGCAGAATAGTCCAATCCCTTGCCGCGTGAAGTGTCAGCCACCAGCACATACTTGTTACCCGTGA